CGATGGATCATCTACCGCCAAGGTCGGAGGAGTCAACGAAGAAGATGCAAGAGGGTCATCGCAAGGGCAGAGCCAGACCGAGCAATCTTCGAGAGCAAGTGGACGAGAAGACGATGGATCTTTACGTCAAGAACTGGCCGACCCCAACGGCATCGGACGTGGAGGGGGGAACAGCGCAGGACGTGGAGTTGGAGAACGGAACGTTCAGTCGGAAGAACAAGGACGGAGTTCGGTGGGGCGTGAAGCTGCGAGACGCGGTGAACCACGCGGAGAAGATGTGGCCGACACCAGCGACAAGGGATTACAAGGGCGGTTATCAAGGCGGTCGGATTCGGAACGGCAAAGTAAGTTGGGACACTCTGGATGTAGCAGTTCAGCATACGGACAATCAGGCGAAAACTGGTGGTCAGTTGAACCCGACGTGGGTCGAGTGGCTCATGGGATACCCCGAAGGGTGGACAGACTTAAAGGACTAGGCAACGCGATTGTGCCACAGATAGCAATGAACATAGGATTAGCAATAAAGGAGGAGCTGAAATGAAGATTAAACAAAACCTAGATATCAATAATCCCATAAGTTATATGAGTGACAAAGGAGAAATGAGAGAGTTGGGATCAACTGATGCCATAGAAAACCTTTTGAAACTTCGACCTAACTTACGCAACAATAAAAATGTTGGTGTAATTGAAAAATATACAGGAGTTTTAAATATTATTGATAGTGTAAATGAGCTTCAAAAACAAGGTACTTTAAAATTAGCGATGCGTAATTTAGAAAACAGTCCAGGTTTAAGTTTTATGAAAACTGAACGTGACGATGAAGATAGTTGGATTGAAGCGGATGCTATTAGATACGCACAACCTTTTGAAATTAGTGAAGAACTGTTTGTGTTCGCAGGCATTCACGCAAAGGATGCTTTGTATGATAGGAAGGAAGCAATACCCATTCCTTCAGACTGCACCTTATGTGCTAGCAATATGTTTCTATCTATAGAAATTCCCGATGCAAAACATAACTTTTTGCTGATGCGTGACCGCTTTAATAGTGATAAGACACATACTTTTTTAGTGTATGATAACACGGAATCAATGAAAAAAGCTGGAGGAGGTATCTGGCCTGTAATACCAATGGGCTCTTGGGAGATAGGTAAACCAGGTTTTGGAGTAAGCGAAGAGTTCCAAGGTTGGAGTGACGAGGAGCATATTGAAATGATGTCCAGTCTTGCGTTCCTTGTTATGACGATCAACCAAACAAGATACGTCACACGAACTCTGGCAGGGACAAGGCAGCAAAGACGCAATGCAAGCCGTGGCTTTGGAAAAGCCACTGATGCTTGGACAAAGATCTCTTGGAACATTGACAAACCTGTTGTTGCCAAAGAGCCCTATGATGCCGGATTTCACAAGAAAGCTTTACACTTCCGTCGAGGTCATTGGAGACTGGCTGAAGAACATCATCCTATGTCAAAACGTAGACCCCAAGCAATGATTTTAAGACATCGTGCGCTATGGTGGACTTGGATAGAAGGGTATTGGGCAGGACATCCTGCATTTGGAACTCAAAAAAGTTATCATCAACCTAAGATCAGCAAGGAGAAAGTATATGGCTAAATGTAATTGTGATGAGGAAGACAACATCCAACCGATTATTGATTCAATCGTTCGCAAAGCGGACATCATTCGAATGGATGCGAAGCGAGGATCTTTTGTTCCTGGTTTAAAGGGTAAGGCCGAGGAGATTATAGCGTTAGCTAGGCTACTTGAATGAGTACTCAGGAACAAGTTGATAGAGCTCTCATTTGTTTACAACAATTTTTTGATGAGCTTAATTCAAAAGAAGTTCCACCCAACGTAATGCTACCAATCATGTTTAACAGGGTAGCAGATATGTTGTTGGAATTATACGGATCTGAACTGGGATACATGATGATGTATTCAAATTTACAAGACATAAAAAATTCATATGTCGAAGAGGAGGAGGAGGTTACATACCACTAACAATAACAGTTGAAACACATGTTAAACACATATAAAGTATAAACAAAGCACATGAAGGAGAAAATTATGGCTGCTACAGAAAAAGAGAAACCTAAAAGCGACTTTAAAAACGTCGCCGTATTAACAGATGATCATAAATTACTTTACGATTTATCGGTTAAGGAACAGAGGTCGATGGCTCGACAGATGTCGGTATTGATTAGACGTGCCGTTGCTGAAGATGAATAAAACAGGGGGCTTTTGCCCCCTACTTTCTTTTAGTCTCGCTAGATGTTCCGATCTTCCCTTGGCGTAAGCGATCAGGTTCTTTTGTATAACCTCGGATCTGCGTAACATTATGTTTATACATACTCTTTAACAACTCTCTTGCCACATCGTGATCAAGTCCGGTCTGTGCCGCGAGTTCCTTTGCACCAGTGTCCAAGGTTCGAAGACCTCTCTTATAATCAACCATTGTTTCAATAGCTGCATCCATGTATTTTACTTTTTTGGTTTCAGTGTTAGCCATTCTCTTGCTTCCTCTCCTAATACTTTTGCACCTATATCTATCTTGGCTCGAAGAGCCTTGACTATTCGTTCGTCAATCGTGCCTTCATTGATTAGATCTACATAGGTAACAGGGTTGTGTTGACCGATACGATGGGCCCTGTCTTCTGACTGGATACGAGTTTCCAGATTAAAGTCATTGGCGTAGTATACCACAAGATTAGCTTCGGTCAAAGTTAAGCCGTACCCTGCGGTTGCTGGATTACCCACGAAATACTTTAGTGGATGGTTTGGATTCTGAAAGTCTTGCACGATTTGGTTACGTTCATCATCAGATGTATCGCCAAAGTATGAGGCGGCACACCCTGAACCAAAGGTTTTGTTTAGAGTTTCGGTGATCTGCCTTATGTCATGACGGAATCGAGACCAGATGATTGCTTTACCATCGTACTCATTAATTATTTCCTGTAAGGCATTGAGCCGAGATGAAGGGAACGTAATCATTTCATCGTCATCAGTTTTTAAATGTCCAGAAAGTATCTGTTGCAATCGTAGAAGTTGGGTAATTACAGCAGGAGCCGTGGTCATTTCACCATTGTCAAAGAGAACCATAGCGTGGTTTCTTATTTGCTCGTAGTATTTAAACTGCTCATCGGACATGCCGACGTATCGAACTGTGTATATCTTTTCGGGTAGGTCGAGGCAGTCTTTTTTAAGTACGCGGTAGCTAAACATATCTATTCTATCTGATAGTTCGTCCAGGTTTCGGTATCCGATGACCTGCGTGAATGCAGCGGCACCCATTTTTCTCTTTTGCAATACAGCGTAGCGGCCTTGAAAAGCATAGTAGCTATCGTATCCAAGAAGCCCTGCTCGAAGAAACTCTGTTTGACTATATATATCTAGAGGTGATTTAGTTATGGGGGATCCCGTTAACAATCGTCTGAACTTAAACTTTAAAGCTATCTTTAATAGAGCCTTGGTTCGTTTGGCCTTGTGGTTTTTAATTGTGGTGCTTTCATCCACTGCGATAAGACCATTTCCACCCAGGTTGTTTCCCATCCAATCCCCTGCGTTCTTGCCTTTGATCGAGGAGAACGCTTCAACATTCATAACAAAGATGGTTAGTCCGGCAAAAGGTTCTTTGACCGAGCGCATCTCTGCCTGTTCTTTTTTATTGGGAGAAGCTACCCATCTAATTACACGATGGGGCACGTCATCAGACATGTGCTCTGGTATTTCTTTAGACACCCAGTTACGATACACGCCCTTGGGTGCGATGATTAAAGCAAAGTTTACTTGACCTACTAAAAACAAATAGCCTATGTTATCTAACAGGACTTTACTTTTCCCTGTACCCATCTCCATGAAGAACCCGTACTCTACTCGAGTAAGTCCTTTGTCTAATGCTTTAAGTTGATGGTCGTAAGGTTTTAATTTAAACTTTAATTTATTTTTATATTTGACACTCATACATATCTCCACTATTGTCCACATACATGGACTACCACAGTAGTTCTTAAACCACAACCCTGAAGAGGATAACCTTATGGAAGATATATTTGAAGACCTGTTCGATGAACAAGCTGCTGTCGCAGACATCAACACAGATACAGGTCGCACGTTGAGCGACCTAGTCCGAAAGCTCCGAAAAGTTGAATGTGAGATTGAGGACGCAGATACTTTACTTAAGAGTCTGAAGAAAGAAAAGCACAGACTTTCGGTAGAGAGTATACCAGGATTAATGGATGAGATGGGCATTGACCGTCTTGATGTTGACGGTTTGACTGTACAACGCAAGATGATGGTGCATGCATCGATACCTGTTAGTCGTAGAGAAGAGGCCTATGAATGGTTAAGAACCCAGAAGCTCGATGATATTATAAAGAATGATATCACTGTATCTTTTGGCAAAGGCCAAGACAATGTTGCAGGAGACGTCGTTGGTATCCTGAAAGACAAGGGTTTTGATCCAGTATCAAAGACCCACATCCATCCGAGCACCTTAAAAGCATTTGTTAAGGAGCGTGTAACGGAAGGAAAACCAATTGACCTCGATATGTTCGGGGCATTTATAGCCAACGCAGCTGAAATTAGGAGGAAAGCATAATGGCAAATGAAGTAGCACAAGCAAAGGGCACATCAGTATCTGCGGATGTTCTTGATTATATGTTGGAAACTGCTGGGGAGGGTGCTTCCTTTGACAGTAGCGAGATGCAAATACCTTTTATAAGGGTATTGCAAGCATTGTCGCCACAGTTGAATAAAAAGAAACCAGAGTACATTGAGGGTGCAGAACAAGGTGACATGTTTAATACTGTTACCAATCAGTTCTGGTCTGGTGAGGAAGGTATTATTGTTGTGCCTTGCTACCAGTCTACTAAGTATCTGGAATTTATTCCTCGAGACTCTGGTGGAGGCTTTCAAGGTGAGCTAGCGGCTAACGATCCTTTGTTGCAACAGACTCAACGTTCTGGAGCGAAAGAGATTTTACCAAATGGTAACGAGCTTGTTAAGTCTGATCAGAACTTTTGTTTAGTTGTTGATCCAGATGGCTCCTACCAACCAGCTGTTGTTGATATGAAGTCTACGCAACTTAAAGTAAGCAGACGATGGAAGACACAGATAGCTATGCAAAAGATTAATCATCCTAAGAAAGGTATGATAACTCCTGCTAATTTTACAACTAAGTGGAAACTTACAACCACCGAAGAAAGCAATGACCAAGGTTCATGGAATAACTACCAACTTGAGAACCAAGGTTTTGCAGATATGGAGATCATGTTAGCGGGAAAAGCTTTTCGTGAATCTATTATGGCAGGTGAGGTAAAGGCAACGCCGGAGGAGACGCCCACAGCTCCTTTGAAAGACGATGACATTCCGTTTTAAGCGTTAGCCCTCGGAGGGGAGTGCCACAAACACTTCCCTCCTTTTTTTATTTTCCTCAAGGATATACACATGTCTTATGCAGAAAGACTTATGAAAGCTTTTCAAGGGTCAACCGTGGCACACGGTACGACGACGGTTGGAAGAGTAGGAAGGAACGGAAAGGCTGAAGCAGATAGCCGGATCGTTCGAGAGCCTATGACTGTTGAGAAGATACAAGAACACATCGATGGTGTTCAAGGTGTGGGTGCTATACCGATCAATGAAAATAACATGTGCAAGTTTGGAGCACTGGACATTGACACGTATGACCTAGATCATAAATCTCTTACACAAAAGATATATAAATTAAAGCTCCCCTTGGTTCACTGTAGATCCAAGTCCGGTGGGGCACACTTATATTTATTTCTAAAAGAATACGAACAGGCCTCCGTTATACGTGAGTACCTGACGGAGATGTCTATTGCACTAGGGTTTTCTGGGTGCGAGATCTTTCCCAAACAAGATTCAATCCTAGCAGAGCGAGGGGATGTTGGTAACTTTATTAACATCCCATACTTTAAAGCAGAAGAAACCATGCGCTATGGGTTCAATGCAAAGGGTGAGGCCTTAGAGCTAGACAAGTTCTTAAACCTGATTGAGTCTGAGCGTGTAGCCTTAAACCAGTTGGAGTCCATGCAGCTAGGTGGACCAAGAAAGTATTTTACAGATGGACCGCCCTGCCTTCAACACATCACGAGCCAGGGTCAGATATCCGAGGAGCGAAACAAAACGTTGTTTATGTGCGGTGTATATTGCCGGATGAAGAACCCCGATGACTGGGTGTCAAAGTTTGAAGACATCAATCGAACGCTATGTGCGGATCCGTTGCCAGCGACAGAGGTAACAAACCTAGTTAAATCACTGAACAAGAAAGAATACTTTTATACCTGTGAGCAGGAACCCTTCAAGAGTTACTGCGATAAGGAGATTTGCAAGACCAAGAAGTACGGTGTTGGTGGGGATCAACCAGACATGCCACAGATGGGTGGGCTTACAACTCTTTTGTCTGAGCCTCGATTGTACTTCATGGATGTAGGTGGGAAGCGTGTGCAGCTTTCAACAGAACAGCTACAGAACCAAACGCTTTGGCAACGTGCTTGCATGGAGCAGATTAATATTATGCCACCAACAGTTAAAGCACAGACATGGCAAGCCACGGTCAGTAATCTAATGTTGGGTGCTACGTACCTTGAGGTGCCCGAAGAGCTCACGATGGTGGGTCAGTTTAAGGAACACCTTAGAGCCTACTGTACGAGCCGTATAAAGGCTATGGTGCCCGAAGAACTAGAGATGGGAAAGCCTTGGACCGAGGACGGATTAACAAGGTTCACAATCTCTGGTCTTATGTTATATTTGCACAACCGACATTTTACTTTCTACAACAGGGCACAAGTCCAAGAAGCCTTGAAGAGTTTAAACAATGGAGCGGAGGCTCATGGGCATCAGAATATAAATCGCGAGGATGGAAAGAGATCCACGCTTCGAGTATGGTGGGTTCCTGCTTTCGAGGAGGAAGTAATAGACTTAAACATCACGGAGGTTTCAGATGACATCCCCTTCTAATCGACTGTTGCGTGTGTCGGAGGTAGCTGAACTGCTCGGCGTATCTACATCAGCAATATACAAATGGACTAAGGCAGGGGATTTCCCTCAACCCTTAGTGCTAGGAGACGAGTCCAACAAGCGTACTGCCAGTAGGTGGGTGCTTACAGAGATAGAGGATTGGGTCAACTCTCGGCCAAGAGGTAAGATCTATGATAAAGAATAGCACCATTATCTTTGGGCCACCTGGTTGTGGTAAGACTTACACACTCATGGAGATTATCCAAGAGTATTTAGACAATGGGGGCGATCCTTCTAGGATTGCCTTTATTTCTTTTACACGTAAGGCGATTGCCGAAGCTATTGAACGTGCTTGCTCCAAGTTTTCTTTAACAGAGAAGGAGCTGCCCCACTTTAAAACGCTACATGCCACAGCCTTTTGGGGACTTGGGTTGCAGTCAGACGATTTGATGAAGGCCAAAGACTACAAAGCGTTGGGTAAGTTGTTGGGTGTTGTTATTGACAGCAAGGATGGAGTGTCTCCTGACGATGGATTGCCTCAAGTTCAGATTGGTGGGTCAGGAAAAATGTACCTTGATATGGTGTCTCGTGCTCGGTCTCGAAGGATTTCGTTGGAGCAGGAGTATAACGAAGCGGCGAACTATACAATTTGGTTTTCTAAATTAGAACAGGTTGAGAAACAGCTGCAAGAATACAAGAGCAAGATGCAGAAGGTAGACTTTGCAGATTTCATAGAGAATTATATTGATATAGCAGAACCACCTTACTTGGATCTACTGATCGTTGACGAGGCACAAGACTTAACGCCAGTGCAGTGGGAGATGGTTGATCGCATGTCTACGAGAGCAGAGAAGGTTTACCTTGCAGGGGATGACGACCAAGCAATACATCGTTGGACAGGGGTTGATGTGAACGAGTTTTTGGAATCTTCTGATACAGTAAAAATCCTTACCAAGTCTTATCGAATGCCAGTGGCAGTGTTTAATCTTTCCAAGCGTATTGTTAAACGCATACGTACTAGGAAGATAAAGGAGTTTGCACCAGCTAAAGAACAAGGCTCGGTTACTTGGCACAACAGTCTTGGAAGTGTTCCATTAGAGCAAGGTTCGTGGACTATCATGGCTCGAACCAACAGCTACGTATCAGACTTCGCTGATCAGATTAGGAGCTTTGGTTTTTTGTACAGCATAAAAGGCAGACCTAGTATAAAGCCAGAGGTAGCGGAGGGCATAGAGGTATGGCGTCGTTTGCAGGAAGGCGAGCGCGTTGGGGTGTATTTAATTAAGAACCTGTATAAGAATGTGCCCAAACAGGGAGACGGTGCGGTTGTGAAGCGAGGTTCGAGTACCTTGTTGGAGGCAGCACCGGAGGATGGTTCGTTAAGCTATAACGATTTGGTTCAAGACTATGGGATGAAGGCACCGATAGATCGTAGTTGTTTTTCTATAATGAACTTGGGTCGAGATGATAGGTTATACATTGAGGTTATTGAGGAATCAGGGGAGAGTATTATGGATAAGCCTCGCATTAAGTTGTCTACGTTTCATGCGATGAAGGGTGGGGAGGATGACAACTGTTTAGTTTATACAGGATCAACGAAGGCTTGTACTGAGAGCAAGTATCCAGACGATGAGCATCGTGCGTTTTATGTGGGCGTTACAAGAACCAAGAAGAACTTACACATTTTAGAATCAATCAAGAAATACAGGTATGAGATATGAAGAGGAAAATAAAATGAAATATGCTTTATTATATGTAGCGGCAATTGTTGCTGTTAATTATGGGTTTTCTGTTATAGAACCTTGGTTTGTGTTTGGTGCAGCTTTACCGCCAATGACATTTTTAGTTGGTGCTGTTTTTATATTAAGAGACTACGCACAAAAAGATTTAGGTCATTATGTTTGGGTTCCAATGGCAGTTGGTATTTTACTTAGTTACTTAATGGCAGATCCGTTTATAGCGATGG